GGAAAACGCGCCCAAGGCGATACCTCCCGAGCCCATGCGCCACTCCGACCCCGTGGAGGAGCTGGCGTCTCAGCTTTCACCCCGCTCGGCGGACTGGGTGCGCCGCAATCCGCAGTGCGTGACTGACCCGCGCATGTACCAGAAGATGGTGGCGGCCCACAACATCGCCGTGGCTGACGGGTACACGCCCGACAGCGATGACTACTTCGGCCAGATTGAGGACACGCTGAAGATCAGCAAGCGCGTCAACACGGACTATGACGACGACCCTACCTCGGGCGCCGCCAAGGTCACTCAGCGCCGCTCGGCGCCCCCCGCAGCCCCCGTCTCGCGCGGCGGCGGCGGGACAGGCTCCCGCCCCAATGAGGTCCGCCTCACCCGGGACGAGATTGAGACGGCTCGCGACTTGGGCATGACCGAGAAGGAATATGCCCGCAACAAGATGCTCCTCAAGAAAGAGGGACGGATGCAATGAACGCCAAATTTCAACGTGTAATTGCCGAGAAGTCGGCCATGTCTACAACCCCGGAGCGCCCAGCCATGAGGCCAGAACTGCGTGAAGACGACCCCCGCGCCCGTGCAGCAGCGCGCGCCGCCCAAATCCGTGACGACAATGGCGGCATGGACGAGGGCACGGACGAGTTCTACATCCCCAAGGGCATGGTGCCAGAGGGCTGGGTCTACGAGTGGAAGCGCCACACGATCTGGAACCAAGAGGACCCGGCCTACACGGTGCAGCTTGCCCGCGAGGGCTGGGAGCCCGTGCCCGCCAGCCGACACCCGACTTGGATGCCCTCCAATTGGGACAAGGGCAGCATTGAGCGTAAGGGCATGATCTTGATGGAGCGCCCGAAGGAGATCTCTGACGAGGTGCGCCGCATCGAACACCGCCGCGCCCGTGAACAGGTCCGCATCAAGGAGTCGCAGCTCTCAGGTACGCCTGACGGCACGATGGACCGCGTGGCGCCCAGCATCAAGAAAACCTTCGACATGCCAATCCCCGAGGATCTTTAGGCTACGATCAGGGGGCCCTAACCGGCCCCCTTTTCTTTTGTTGCAATCTTATATATACTGCAACGTCAGGAACACATGTTGTTCTTTCCTCCCCCCGGCGCGGGAGGTTCGCTGCCCCCGGCTTCCGAGTCTCCCCGGTGCGAGATGACGAGCTTTCCCGTAAAAAGGAGAACCCGTCATGGCGAACACTGCCGCCTATAACGGTTTTCAGCAATACAGTGGCACTGGTTCCGCCCCGACCTATGAGCAGGTCGCGGTCCAGATCGCCTACAATGCTTCGGCCATCTTCTTTGGTGACCCCGTAAACCCCGACGCCAACGGCTACGTCGTTGTGGGCGTCACGACTGGCGCCTCCGCCAACACCCAGATCGCGGGCATCTTCGTCGGTTGCCAGTACCTGTCGGTCGCCCAGAAGCGTACCGTTTGGTCGAACTATTGGCCCGGCAGCGATGTCGCCGCAGCCAACGTCGTGACCGGCTACATCATCAACGACCCCAACGCCAAGTTTGTCGCCCAGTTCGGCAACGTCAGCGTCAGTCAGTCCTATGTGAACTCCGCTGTCGGGTTCAACATCGGCACGGGCAACACCTCCAACGGCATCTCGGGCGCCTTTCTTGCCACTCTCGGCACGACTGACACCACATTCCCGTTTAAGGTCGTGTCTCTCATTACTGACCCGCCCGGCGTGAACGGCACGGAGTCTGGTGCTTACCAGAAGGCTGTCGTGGCGTTTAACTTCGTCCAGACCAAGGCCCTTCCGGGCGTCTAACAAGGAGTAGGATCAATGGCTGTCAATCTTTCAGCGATTAAAGATCTTCTCCTCCCCGGTCTCCGGGGCGTTGAAGGTCAGTACGAGCAGATCCCGTCGCAGTACGACAAGATCTTCACCAAGCACGACTCGAAGATGGCTCTGGAACGCACCGCTGAGATGCGCTTCCTTGGCTACGCCCAGCTCAAGACCGAAGGCGGCCAGACCGCGTTCGACAACGGCGCTGGCGAACGCTTCGTGTACAATCAGGAGCACACCGAGATCGGCCTCGGCTACGCGATCACTCGCAAAGCCATTGACGACAACCTCTACAAGAGCCAGTTCGCCCCGTCGAACCTCGGCCTGACGCAGTCCTTTGCGCAGACCAAGGAAATCTACGGCGCCAACGTGCTGAACACCGCGACGACCTACAATGGGTCCATTGGCGGCGACGGCAAGGCCCTCGTGGCGTCTGACCACCCCATCGACGGTGGCACGATCTCGAACTACACCACCAACGACCTGAACGAGAGTACGCTGCTTGCTGGCATGATCGCCATCAGGACCAACTTCCGTGATCAGGCCGGTCTGAAGGTGTTTGCTCGCGGTCGTCGTCTGGTTATCCCGCCCGCTCTTGAGCCGGTGGCGATTCGCCTGACGAAGACTGAGCTGCGCCCCGGCACCGCCGACAATGACGTGAACGCTATCGCTTCCACGGCAGGCGGCCTCCCCGAGGGCTACATGGTCAATGACTACCTGACCTCGGCCCGCGCTTGGTTCCTGCTCACGAACATTGATGGGCTCTCCTATATGGAGCGCATTAAGTTCGAAACAGACATGCAAGTTGACTTCACTACAGATAATTTGCTTGTCAAAGGGTACGAACGCTACAGTTTCGGTTACTATAACTTCCGTTCTATCTTCGGAGCCTTCCCCACCTAAAAGCATTGGGGCGGGGCTTCGGTCCCGCCCTTCTTTCTAGGCAACCCGATCACGCAGACCGGCCTAGCGGACGCTGCACAGACTTCGTGATCTCATCGTGCAGGAGGACCCCATGGGTACTACTACATTCACCGGCCCCATCAGGGCTGGCGACGTTCTGAACACGACCGGCACGACCGCCGGTACGGTTAAGAATGTTGGTTTCGTTATAATGGCGCAGGTTGCGCCCATCACGCAGGCTGGTACTGCAACGGCAGTCTCCACAGGAATTGTTATCCCGGCCTACAGCCAAATTGTTCAGATTCAAACGCTGAACACGGTTGGTTTTAGTGGCGCGTCGTCCAACATCAGCCTTGGCACGAACGCGACTGCAACCGATCTTGTTGCGGCCACTTCGGTTGCCAACATCGGCATTACTGGGTTGACGCCGGGAACGGATGCTACTCGCTCCGCGCTTTGGTCTAATGTCGGCGCGTCCGACGTGATCATCTACGCCCTGTCCACCAACACTGGTGCTGGCGTTGGCGACCTCGTCGTCCGCTACATCCAAGCTGAAAACGCCTAAGCCATAGGAGGCTCACATGAAGGGTAAGTCTGGAACTCGCGAAGCCAAGTCTCACACCGCCTACTCCGGCGGCAATAGCAGCGTGGCCTCTGAAATGATGAAGCCCACCGGCGGATTTAAAAAGGGCGGCAAGGTCGGCATGATGCACGGAGGCATGAAGTCTGGCGGTATGAAAACCGGAGGCATGAAGGCCGAGGGCGTCATGTCCGAGGCTCACGCCGGTCGCAAGCCCCGCAAGAGCGGCGGCAGCGTCATGTCTTCTGCCTCGGGCGGTACGCCCCGTGGCAAGGGTGCGAACTACTAAGTCGTCCTCCCTCGGCTTGGTGGTTTACGGCGGGGGCATTCGTGCCCCCGCATTCGCATGGAGACTACTATGACTGCTGCTTGGACCCGCAAAGAAGGCAAGAACCCCGAGGGCGGCCTGAACGCCAAGGGCCGCGCATCGCTGAAGGCCGAGGGGCATGACATTAAGCGCCCGCAGCCCGAGGGCGGCGCACGACGTGATAATTTTCGCGCCCGTATGTGCGGGATGAAAGAGAAGCTGACATCTGCTAAAACTGCTCACGATCCAAATAGCCGGATTAATCTGGCTTTAAAAAAATGGAATGTGAAATGTTGAGATGCACCCGCTGCAAACACGAGAAGCCCGAAACTGCTGAATTTTTTCCGTTGCACAACAAGAAGCGGAATGGATTGGATAGTTGGTGCCGTGATTGCCGCAATGAATATCGCAAGGATCTTAGGGTTCCGCCGGGGTTGCCAAAGTCAGAATATCCGCGCGCTTTTGAAGCAAGAGCCGTAGGTGAATGTGTGATTTGCGGTTTTGTTGGCGACATTGTCATCGACCACGATCACAAGACAGGACTTGTTCGCGGGCCTCTTTGCCAACATTGCAACTTTGGGCTTGGCCATTTTAGAGATGACCCTGAATTGTTGGAATTGGCTGCAATGTATCTTCGTGGACAATGCGCCTGCGGGAAGTGTGAAACCAAGTGGGGTGGCCGTCCTTCTCTTGTATGTCAAGAGGTGGTACAATGACCGGCACAAAACGCAAGTGGGACTGTTAATATGCCGTCCAAGCCTCAAAATTCTGGTCTCTGGGGCCGCGCCAAGGCGGCGGCCAGAACCAAATTTGATGTTTATCCGTCAGCCTATGCCAACGCCTTTGCCTCTAAATGGTACAAGTCCCATGGCGGCAAGTGGTCCGGTGACGATAACCGGGTTAACAAGGCCGAGGGCGGCGGCTTGGGCAAGTGGTTCGCTGAAGATTGGCGGGATGTAAAGACTGGCAAGGAATGTGGTAGGATAGAGGGAGAAAAGGGCAAGCGCCCGTATCCCGCGTGTCGTCCCGCTGCGGCTGCCGCGTCAATGACTAAAGGTCAGAAAGCGTCAATGGCGCAGAAGAAAATTGGCTCTGCTAGAAAATCATGGCCCGTTTCGCCGTCTGGCGCAAAGAAGGAAAGTTAAAATGCAACTTGGTAGCATCAGCGCGACCGCCACAGGTTCGCAAATCCGCAGCGGCGCCCGCGTCGTCGATGACTTCCAGACGCCGTTCAACATTGGCGTCGGCGCCAAGGTGACTTCGGGCACTCCAACTTTCAACATTGAGTATTCGCTTGATGACCCCAACGCCGCCGGGTACACCGTCGCCGGGGCCACATGGTACGTTGCCACGGGCTTTAGCGCCCTGACGGCTTCGACGGGCGGCGCTATTATAATTCCCTGCCGCGCCATCTGCATTAACATCACCAGCGGCACCGGCGCGGTCACGGCAAGCATCGTTCAGGCTGGCCCGGTCTAAGGAGCCACCATGGCGACGAGCGACACCTA